GAGATTATGGAAACTCTAGATACCCTACATAAAGTTCGTAAAATGCTTGATGACTTTCAAGCTCATAATAAAGAATTATTTGAAGAGAAAGATAAGATTCGATGAAACATTTAGTTGGAAAACGTATTTTAGAACAAGTTGAGTTTATGGGAGAAAATGTAGACGTTAAGAAATTAACAGTCTCAGAAGTATTGCATATTCAAGATTTAATTAAAAAGGCTCAAAATAAAAAAGAAGTTTATGATGATGTAGCCTTAATTCGAGACGTTATACGTCTAGCGGTCATCGGCGCAGACGAAATTACCGATGAGGAATTTAATGACTTCCCTATTGGAGAACTAACTAATCTTTCTAGCGGTATAATGAGTATTGCTGGACTAGGGGAAGTGGGAAACTAACCGATAAAGAAGAAATAGTCTATGAAATAGCTTATACATTAGGCATTCCTGTTTACAAATTAGAACAAGAAATGCCTTATACTGAGTTTATTAATTGGATTAACTTCTTCGAAAGACGTCCAGTAGGTTGGCGAGAAGATCAAAGAACATACTTGTTGCTTAGATCACAGGGCGTTAAAGCTTCTGCCGAAAGTTTATTTTCTAGCTTAAAGGCTATAAAAGCAGGATCAGAGAAGAAACAAGTTCCTGATCAGGCAGTCCCAAAAGGGAGATTCCTCGATATGATGTTAAAAGCAAAGAATGGAGATTCTTCTGGCTGGAAACCAACTAAAGGATAGCTTATGAGTGAATTTATTTCTATAGACATCGTAGATTTTAAAAAAGAAATGAAACGAGTTGAAGAAGAAATGGCTAGAGTCGGAAGCCTAGAACTAGATAAACAAATAGATTATGCCACTAAAACACTTAAAATAGTAACACCAGTAGACACTGGCAGGGCTAGAAGTGGGTGGCGTAATAAAAAGCGTTATGATAAATTTGGCTTTACTGAAGGTGAAATTATGAATGACGTAGAATACATTGATCGATTAAATCAAGGGCATAGTAAACAAGCCCCAAAATATTTTATCGAACAAGTATTGACAAAAATAGGTATTCTTACCCCTGAATAAAAAGCGCCCTCTGATGGCTTCTCATTATCGAGAACATTAGGGGGCTATTTTATTAATGGAGGAAATATGAGTGGTGTAACAATTAGAGTTCGTGCGAACTCCCAACAGGCTCGTTCTGAACTTAAAAAGGTTGAACAGTCAGTTGGTAATATAGAAAAGGCAACACAAAGCTTAGCAACTGCAATTAAAGGCGCAATTGCTACTTATTCAGGGTTTGTAACTGTTAAAGGTATTGTTCAAGCAGCTGACAGCTTTAAGTTGCTAGAAAATAGATTAAAACTTGTTGCCAAAGAAGGAGAACCAGTCTCCGCAACAATGCTAAGACTTAATAGACTTGCAATTGAGTCTAGAACTGGTATCACGACTACTGCTACTAACTATCAAAGACTTGCAAGATCTTTTCAAGGTACAAATAGAACTAGTGGTGATTTTTTAAAGATTACAGAAGCTATCAATAAAGCTACTAAAATTGGTGGACAGCCTTTAGCAACTCAACAAGCAGCTTTGTTTCAACTTAGTCAGGCGTTTGCTTCTGGGGTTCTTCGTGGTGAAGAATTTAACTCTGTTTCAGAAGGCGCACCTGAAATTTTAAGTGCTCTAACACAAGCATTAGGTGTTAGTCGTGCAGAACTTCGGGAAATGGCTTTTGATGGTCAAATTACATCAGATATTCTTGCAGACTCTTTATTAAAGCAACTTCCTAAAATTCGTGATGAGTTTGAGCTTTTAGCACCAACAGTAAATGAACTGACTGAGATTATGAAGGGCGAGTTTACTCGTGCCTTGTCTGAAATTGATAAGGTCTTTGATTTTTCAGGCAGTACTGCAGGTAAAATTGAATTATTAACCGCAGCGTTTAGTTACATTGCAGACAATGCAGTAATTCAGGTATCTAAGGCTCAAATTGTATTTTACAAATTTGCCTATGATGTTGCTTTTGTTGTTCAAGATATAAAAAAGGCTTTATTAAGCTTATTTCAATTTGACTTTGACCCTGAATCCTTTAGAGAAAGATTTTCAAAAGCTTATGAAGGAATAAAAAGTTTAGACTTCTTCAAATCTATACCTGTTATTAATCTTGAAGACTCTATTAAGGGGGTAGCGTACGTATTAAATACTTTAGAAATTTGGAAAAATTCAGTAATTTTAGTATTTAAGAATATGTATGACGCAATCATTGGTAATTCATGGTGGCGTAAAATATTTGACGAAGGCGAATATGCTATTGGTAGCGGGTACTACGTACAACTTTTAACAGGTGTATTAGGAGAAGTTAAGGCTTGGGGTCGTAAGTTTGTTGATGAATTTAAAAATATCTTTTTAGGGTATGAAGAAGTAAATCCCTTTAACGAAAAGGGTAGAGAGAGCAGACGTAGCGGCGGTATTGCAGGTTTCTTTTATACAGCAATAAAGGCCATTAATGATTTTTCTTCTGCAATTAAAAATGCAGTAACTGAGTCAGATTCTTTTAAAGAGAGTATGAACTTCTTTATTACAAAAAAATCTGCCTTCCAGGAAACATTTAAGCTATTCACGGATGATATTGCAGCTAATGGGGGTATTCTAGGCTATTTAACAAAACTTAGTCAAAAACTATCAGAAGTTTCTAATAAGTTTTCTAATGATTTAGGTAGAAGTATTGATAACTTTATTAAAGGTACTCCAATTCCTGAATTTGCTCAAGAAAACGGAGAAGATCGAGCAGGTGGACTGTTAGGCGAAGGTGGATTCTTAAGAGAAGGCGGTTTTGCAGATAGAAACAAATGGTTAGCTGCAGGGCTTGCCTTTGCAGGTGCAGTTGTAATAGCTTTGCCAACTGAACTAAGAAATTCTGCACTCCAAGGCGCTTTGTTCGGTTTAGGTTATGTGATTGCGGCAGGATTTCTTAGCATTATTACCGCACCGATAACTCTTGGTATTGCGGCAGTCACCTTTTTAGATGATGCTTTATCATTTTTAAATGACAAGGGTCTATTTGGAGTTACTACACGAGATATTGGTCGTGCAATTGGTGATGGTATTATTAATTTCTTTAAAGATGACGCAGGACAAGAAGGTTTTGGTACTAAACTAATTAATGCTATTGTTGATGCAGCAGGAGAATTTGGAGCAGGTTTAGCAGAGGGTTTAAATATTGACGTTGGACCAATGACTGAAAAGCTTGGAGGCGCTTTTGCTCTTGCAGTTGCTGGAGCTACTGCTGTAGGTATACTTAGAAACGGAGTTATTGGCACAGGTGCTTGGATTGTTAAAACTATTTTAACAGCTATTGGTGCTCGCTTTACCGTTGGTGCTCTTGGTACTAAGTTAAGCGGAACTTTAATAGATATTAAAGATGATAAGAAAATATTAGACAAAGCAACCGCCTCTGGTATTGCAATTGGATCTGCTCTTTTAAGAGGTGTTTTTTCTGGTCTTCTAGTAGTAGGTATTGCTGATGGTCTTTCTAATACTTTTGAAAATCTCCTTGATGAAAGCGTTAGTGATCTTGATAAGGCATTCTTATTAGGTGGAATAGAAGGTGCAGGAGTTGGTGCTGCTGTAGGTCTCTTATTTGGTCCTTTTGGGGCCATTGGTGGCGCTATTGTTGGCGGTATTCTTGGTTCTATTGTTGCTGCCTTAACAGCTAGCGTTGCAGATATTGACGCTTGGGTTGTAGACATAGGTAATGCTATCTATGATGGTCTAATCTCAGGCTGGGATAGATTTAAAGATAATATTACTAGCTTCTTCTCAAATTTAAATCCCTTTGGAGAATCTGGAACAGCTGCTGGTGAGATTGGAGCAACTTTTTCTAATAATAAAGTAGGAGGCACTGCCTCAGAAAATAGTCTATTAAAGAGATTTATTAATTTCCTTGAATCGAGTGGTTATGCTTCAGGTGGTTACATCAGAGGTCCAGGTGGACCCAAAGATGATCAAATTCCTGCTATGCTTTCTAATGGAGAATTTGTTATTCAAGCCTCTGCCGTATCTAAGCTTGGAACAGGATTCTTTGCTGCACTAAACTCAGGAGTTAAACCTCTTGGTTTTGAGAGAGGCACAGCTCAACTTAGTGATTGGCAAAAAGTTCAGTTAGAAGGTTTACGAGCAGATGAACAGCTATTTTTAGAAGCTATTGCAGATGCTAAAAAGAAGTTTGATTACAATAAACAGACAGGAAGTAATACAGGCATTAGTGCAGCAGTTAAACAAAGAGACGCCGCACAACGAGGGCTTGATTCTGTTTATGCAAGAATAGCTTCAATTACTGGTTCTGGCACTATAACAACAGCAGATGGTTCTACAATTTCTCCTCCTAAGAAATCTGACGGAGAGTCTTTAGGTAAAAAGACAGCTACTGATTTTGCACAAGCCTTTAAAGATGGTCTTGTACAAGCAATTTCTACAGGTGATTTTAAAGACTTTGGAAAACTACTATTAGACAAGTTTACTATGTCTGTAATTGATGCTGTTGTTACAGGGTTTACTGATGCTCTGTTTAAAGGACTAACTGCCGAAGGCGGTGGTCTAACAGAATTCTTTAATTCTTTGTTTAAACTAGGTGAAGGAATTACTGAAGAAACAGGTAAAAAGCTAGAAGAAGGTTTAAATTCAGCAGAGTCAGAATCTAAAGGCGGTGTTGGGTTTAAAGGTATACTTGACTTTACTAAAGGTATTTTTGGTAAAGATGGATTTATTGGTAAAATTATTGGATCTATCGGAACTCTATTTAAAAACTTTGATCTTAGTTCTGTACTAGGAAGTATTCCTTTCTTACCATTTAATTCAGGCGGTATTGTGCCTAATACACCTTACTCTCGTGTAGGAGTAGATAGCGTTCCAGCAATGTTAACTCCAGGAGAACTAGTTGTACCTGCTAATAAAGTAGATAGATTTATGAATAATCAAGGTAAATCTAATACAGTAGTTAATCTTTCCATTACAGGTGATGTATCACGGCAAACAAGACAAGAAATTGTTAAAATGCTGCCAACTATTGCTAGTGGTGTTAACGCACAAAACAAAGAACGCAACTACAAATATCGCTAAGCCCGTATAAAAAACTGAGAAAATTGGAGCATCTATAATGAAGAAATGGAAAAATCTCTTCAAGCTCAAAAATGGTCAGCTATACTGGAAAGAGTCTCGTGGTCGTCAGGCTGCGGGATCTCTTGCAGGTACTAATCATGGAGACGGCTACAAAACAGTTCGTATTGATGGCAAGGCAGTGTATGTACATCGTATTGTCAAGGAAATGACTACTGGTAAAAAAGCCAATGGATTTGTGGATCATCGTGATCGCAATAGATCCAATAATAAACCAAAAAATTTACGTACTACAACACGGTCACAAAATAATAAAAATCGTAAATCGTGGACTCGTAAAAAATAACTACAGGGAATCC